AAATCACAGGTACTATATACACCATTGGGATCTTCTAATAATAAATTACGATTACCTGTATTTTTTATATCTCGATGTTGATATGTACAGCCAGCAACATCTATCTCAGGTGGTTCAGTAATAGTTATGTAATGAGGACTATATATTTCTGGAACGTCTGGGATATAAATCTCACGAATAGTTATGTCAGGTATTTCAATCGTAGGCATTTCTGGGCAAATACACTTCTACATCAGAATGACATTTTGGACAGGATAAATTAGTCACCATTGAATACTCTTCTTGCAAGTGGGGAAAGCAATTTTCATCAACACTATGATCACCGCCCCAAATTAATTCAGTTTTACAATGCCAGCAGTTCATTAGATACCAAAGTTCTTAGGAATTGGCATAGATTCTCCTGTCATCTTTGGTAATCCTTTATCTAATACTTTAGGCATCATGCCTCCAACTCCCTTCAAAACTTTATTCATCATCTTGTTTTGGAATTGTTCTGACGTTACATACTTATAACCAAAGTACCCTCCACCGATAACTGAAGTTACCATTAAAAATGAGAGAATACTCAAAATTTGACAAACACGATTTAGCATACTGAAAATGATTAAAGAAGCAATAGCAAAGGCATTAGTGCCTGTCACCATTATAACCTTCGTAGGAATTATGGCACTAGCACCTTTGTACGTCACCATGTCTATGATGACCAGACAAATGGAAAAGACTAATTAATCAGCAGCTTCGGCTGTGTTTCCCTCTGCTACCCACGCAAGGTACTCTTGGTAGTCGGTGTTTGCTTCGTCTTTTGGTATAGCTAAATTAGGTGTTGATTCTTGATCTAAAATGTCCTCATACGTTGAGCTTACATTGCCAGAATCATCATGAAGTGAATGTTTTCTTATTTTGTATTTAGCCATAATTAAAGTTCCGCAGAAAAAGTTAAGTTGTTGTCGTCATGGGGTGTCCAAACACCAGCCTCATTATTTGTTGAGGTGTGTCCACCAGCAGCTATACATATGACAGGAGAAAAAATATCAGGATCATTAGTTAGAACAGAAGGAGTATTTGTTGACGTTGTAAGAGCAACACTAGATGATCTATACCATCTATGAGAACCACAAGTAACAGTTGGTTGAGCCCTAAGAGGAACGCATAAAGGAACGCCTACAACACAAGACGATGAACCTTCTCCTCTGGCTGCAAGCATATGACAATCACCACCAGCAGAATATTTTTGAAAATATCTCTGACATAAACCAAGCTCCTGACCGAATGACCTATGCTCAAAATCTGTTGCCACGCTGCCAACTTCTAATTGAACTCCTGTAATTTCTAAGGTCGCATCATTTGTTGTGTACCATGTTGAAGTATAGTCAGGTGCTCTTGTACTACTAGCAAAAGTAGCCCATTGATTTAAGTTAACTGAACTAGCTGTAAAATTAGTCCCCCAAAATGGAGCAATAACAACTCTTAAGCCTTCACCATTATCATTATCTATCTGATTTCCTGACGCTCCAGGAATTGTTTTTGTAACTTTAGTCCAAGTATCAGCAGATAAAGCACCTGTTTCAAATGGATAAATTTTTGAAGTTCCATCCATACTTCTTAAATATCCATAGAAATTCTGAGCAACACTAGATTTTACCCAAAACGAAAGTGTTACATAACTAGAACTTGAAGTATGATTCCAACCACTTTGAGCGATATCTTGTGCTTCTATTTTTTGAAAAAAGTAAAGATAATCATCTGAACCAGCACCACTTGTTTGATTTCCATTTGTTATTTTAAATGCCTTTCTAAACCCATTTGTATAAGGAGTAGTACCACTAGTAACATCAGCCTGTGAAAATGTTGGAGATTCATCTAATCCACTCCGATCTGTTTTCCATCGATCTACAGTTGCATAACCAGTAGTTGATGATGATGTGGATCTTTGACTTATTTTAAAATCTCCATTAATTATCAAGTTTTTATTTTGACGATTACTTAAATTGGCAGTACACGTTCCATCAGTATTGTTGACAGTAATAGCAGCAGCACTAGCTCCTACCCCTTTTATCGAATTTACCTTGATCTCTGACATAATTAACTAGGTTTTGGGTTAGCGTCTTTAACCGCTTTGATGTGGGTAGCCCACGTTCCAGTTGTATCTAGTTTACCCGCCTTCATGTCGGCATACAACATATCAAGTTGATCTCCAAAAGAAGCGTAGACAGTAGAACCATCTGTTGTCCTATCAGTTTTGTACTTATTAGCAGCAGCTTCAGCATCTAGTGTAGTTCGTGCAGCGTCAATCTCAGATTGAACTAAGGTTATTTTTGTTCCATCTTCTTTAAAAGCACCTGTTTCATCATTTATATAACTAGCATCAGGATATGCTTTTCGTATTGCTTCGTGATCTAATGCCATTATCCTGCTACCTCCATTAAAGTAATTCTGCTAATAGTGTTCCCTGAACCATTTCTTTGACAGTATAAAGTCATACTGTTGTTAGAGTTCCTTGCGTTCATTCTTATTTTGTAAGTAACAGCACTTATTGTGCTTGGAGAATGCAAAAAATTAATTGGATGTTTGCCACCTACAGAATACTGTTCATTATTTCTATAACCTTCAGTACTAGCAGTAGTTCCATCTAAAATATTATTACTACCATCACAAATTGCAAAGTTCCACTCCATGTTTCCATTTTGACCTGATTCTGTCGTTGCAAAGAATGATATGTAACCAGTTACTAGTATTCTACTAGATGTGGTTGAAGGTGTAATTGAAGCCGTTAAACCTGTATCAGCAAATGATGTTACAGCAGAAGCTTGTGATGTTTGACTTGTTGCTGTTGCATGAACAACTTGTGAATTTGATGTCGTTAAAAGGTTGCCATCTGCAATATCGGGTAAAGCAATAACTCTATTATTACTAGAAGAAGAAGGTGCTTGTATGCTTACTGACCCACCACCTGATGCTGCGTTTAGTTTAATCTTTGCTGTCATGGTTTAGGATATTTGTCTTTGGTTACTTTGATAGTAGCTTTCCAAGCATCTATACCATTATTATAGATGTCGTCTAACTGGTCAACAATAGAGGGATATTCTGCTCTTCTTTTTGATTTATAACTATCGTTTTCTAAATCCCAAGCAGATTGCAATGCAGCAAGTCCATCTGTACATTCTTTTTCTGTCGGTTTAGAACCTCCGTCATTAACAATTAAATTTGCATAGATTTTATTAGTTGGGTCACTCCAAGAAAACCATTGTCCTGTACGGACGGTAACTAGATAATCTTCAATATGTGTAGGTTTCATTTATACATCCCCCATTCTGATAAAGGAAATTCCTGTGTGTTGCTGATTAGTACTACCCATAACACCAAAAGTTTCATTTCCCACATACCTAGCAATTTTAAGTTTAATTTTTTGATTAGATGTATCTGTGATTTTTAACATAACATCACATGAAGCACTCGTATAAGTGGTATCTGTCACATTATTTAGGTATGCAAATCCTGATGATACTGGGTTATAAGAACTATTGTTAGATGTATAATGCATGCTTAGTTCTATATAATTTGTACTTGATGTCCAATTAAAACTTGCTTGAAAACGAATCCAATAATATCCAGTAGAAGGAAAAGACCAAATACCACTTGAAGGAGCAGAAAAACCAGAACCTAATACTGACCAACCATTATCGTTTCTTTCCCAGTTATTAGCTATAGGATCTGCACCTCCAGTAAATGATGATGATATTCTCCATTGGTCAGCTAAAGTTATTCCTTTAATTCTCCCCGAAGCTTTAGCTGCTGTCACAGCATTAGCAGCAAGCATATCTGTATCTACTATTCCGTCAGGTAGTCCGCCTACTGCTACACCGCCAATAGTATTAGAGCTACCGTTTAGTACTAAAGCCATTATGGAATCGTTACAACTGAAGGACTATTTATTGTTAGTGTAGCATTAATTGTTAGGGGACCTGCAACTAAAGCGTTATGATTTGAAGAAATTGTGTAATCATTATCCATAGAATTTTCACTCTCAAAGAATATAGATTCTCCTCCACCACCCTGCGCACCTGCTGTTATACCAGTAAGGTTAGATCCATCAATAGCTGGTAAAGTACCTGTAATATTTGCAGCAGGGATATTCGTCAAATTAGCTGCCGAAATAGCAGGTAAAGTGCCTGTGATGTTGGCTGCTGGTATTGCTGTTAAATTTGTTGCACTTGCAGCAGGTAAAGTAGCAGGGAATCTAGCATCAGGAATTGTTCCAGAGGTTAAATTAGATGCACTTAAAGCAGTTAGATCAACAGCAGCCCAACTTAAAACTCCATTTGTATCTGTTTTTAAAAACTGACCGTTAACAACATTAACAGGCAAAGTTAGCGTATAACTTGCACCTGCACTATGGGCTGGTGATTTAATTTTTACACCATGACTATTTTGTGAACAGTTAAGTTGTAAAGTTCCATCAGCACTACTACCATCACCTTTGATTTCTACGACACCAGTGCCATTAGGATTTAATTTAATATTGCCATTAGTTGTACTTGTGTTAATCTCACTAGCTTGAACATCTAAGTTACCACCTAGTTGTGGAGTAGTGTCCTCAACCAGGTTGCTCATACCACTACCTGCTGGTACTGTAGCCCACTTAACACCTGTAGCTTCATTGCTATCTGCAACTAACACATAGTTGTTTGTGCCAACAGGAAGGGCTGTGGGATCACCAGAACCATCACCAACTAATATCTGACCTTTTGTACCTAAATCACTATTCATCACTGCACCAGCAGCATCTACGTTAGTTGCATCTGTAACATCAGCACTGGTTTCTATGCCATTTAACTTTGTGTGGTCAGCATCAGTAAAGACGTTACTGTCAGTTGCTGCTTCTACTGCCGCTCTAATCTCTGCATTAGTCTGATCACCAGTAGCACCTGCTTCTATAGCATTTAGTTTGCTATGGTCTGCGTCTGTAAATACATTAGAATCTGTTGCTGATTCAACCAGTGTTCTAATCTCAGCAGCAGTTTGATCTGCTGTAGCAGAAGCTTCTATACCATTAAGTTTTGTATGGTCGGCATCAGTAAATACATTACTATCAGTAGCATTTTCAACAAGTGTTCTTATTTCTGCTGCGGTTTGATCTGCTGTTGCAGCAGTCTCAATTCCATCTAATTTTGTTTTATCACTAGAAGACATACTTCCAGGATTTGATGTAGAAGCTGCTTGTAATTTTGTTCCAGATATAGCTGCACTAGCATTTACATCAGCATCAACAATAGTCCCATCAGCAATCATTGTTGATGTTACTGTTCCTGTATCACCTGACGTAATAACTGTTCCAGACCTATCAGGTAAGGTAATTGTTCTATCATCAGTAGGATTTGTTATAGCTAATGTCGTTTCATTATCATCATCAGTAGCACCTTCAAATACAAGATTAGCTTTTATGGTTTGTGTTCCATCTCTTTTTACATAGTCATCAGTAAGTTCTTGTATTCCAAATAATAATTGCTTTGTATTTGTATCTAAATCTGTTTCAGTAAGAACGCTACCATCTGTAAAATCAACTTGTGCAGAACCTATCTCGGTATCTCTCTGGATTAATATTGTAGCTCCATTTGCTGGTTCATTACCGCTAGTAAAAGTTATTTGGGTAGCACTGGTAAATGTATAGTGTGTGTTGTTAGTTTTTAAAACACCACCGACAAATACATCAACATCTATTTCTCCAACGTATGGAAAAGATATAGAAAACGGACCAGCAGATCCGTTACCAGTATGACTTGTACTTGTGTTTGCTGAATTGGTAGCCATGATTAATTAGTAGGGACTGATGATGTTACGTTAAACAAATTAGAATTTAAAAAATCCATACTTGCTTGTTGTTTTATTTCGGCAGTAACCTTATCATATTGTACTTTACGTTCTGGATTTTTACTTAACCAAATTGATTTACCTGCTTTTTTATATTTATTAATTTCATCTCTTAAGGCATCTTCAGCAGCAGCCCTTGCGACTTCGGCTGCTCCTACAGAAACATCCATATTTGTTTGAGTTATATATTCTCCTCTAGCTTGTTTCATTAATTGCTGAAATTGTGGAGTTTTAATAATTTTGTTTAATGATTGAACCATAGTTACACCATTAATTTTTACAAAAGCAGTCTCTTCAATTAAATCAAGATGCTCATCATAAGTTAACTTTATCCCACTATCTATTGGTTTACCACTGGATAGTTGTGTTATTGATAAATTGTCAGAAGGTTGTGTTATTTGCGCTCTCAGTTCTGACAAAGTAGTTAAAACATTATTATTTACGCTATTGGTTTCTTTTATTGGATTTAAAATATCCATATTGTCTGGACCATAGCCAGCAGGGTATTCAATAAATGAACCAGTAACCCAATTTCTCATAGGTCTTAAATTATTACTGTATCCAGGAACAGTTGCAGCTAATTCATTCCAAAATTTTCTTAATGTAACCATTCCATCATCACCTGCTCTAACTTTTTTGTCATATATTCTTCTATCGCCTTCTATCATTTGTCCAAAAGATTCATTAGCAACAGGTGTTTTTAAACCAAATCTTTTAACAGATCTTCCTAATGCACTATATGGATTAACTGTAGATGCTGCTCTTCGTGCTAACCATTGCTCTAATTTGTAAGGTTTTTGTAATAAGTCTGATAGCTCAGTTATACCTTGTAAATAAGTTTTGTTAGTTATATTACGACCTAATGCAACACCAGCAGCAACAGCCCAATCATCACCATCTTGCTTGCTTAATCCACCCATAATAGACACCCCATCAGCAGCCATCATAAGAAAAGAAGACCAAGGATCTAATCTTTTATAACTTACATATTTATATCTAGGCTTTCCATCTTTACCCATCCGAACATTACCATCTTTATCTTTTAAAAGAAACCTAAAACTATAAGGTTGCCAACCTGTAGCACGTTTTTGATTTAACAATTCATAATTTTTAGGTCCACCACCAGTAATAGTTAATTCAGAAAGAGGATTGTTTTGACCCATTGCAACTAAAGCAGCAGTACCCCATATAGCTGAACCTGTAACCATTTCACCTCTAGCTTTAGCAGCAATTGAAGGATCTGGACTTCTTAATGCTTGCCTGTACTCTTGCATAAGAATATTAATACCAGGAGTTCTTCTTGCTTGTGCTTTAAAAATATTTACTGGTGTTCTTACAAATGGTAAAAATATTCTACCGACAGGATTTTGTCCTACACCTTGTATTTTACCTGCAAGTCCATCAGGATCTAGACTTTTTGTAAAAGTAGTTTCAGCAGCATAATCCTGTGCTTTTTCATATAATTCTGTAATTTGTTTATCTTTAACATTTTTAAAACTATTGGTGTTAACTATTTCGATAGTGCCATCAAATTGTTTTTGTATATGGTCTGTTAAGTCTTGTCCTTTCAATCCTTTTCTTACTCCATCTTCCCAAGCAGAAGCTTTAACATAAGACCTAAAATTTAAACTTTTAAAAAATTCATCTTCTGCTAATAAAAAACGACTTGGTAATCTAACGGCTGTTCCAAAGAAATTTACCATCGAAGCAAGTGGACTATCTCCTTCCATTCTTATCGTAAATCTATCAGCATCTTGTATCATTGCTCCTGGATTAATAATATTGTCTTCTATTTCAAAAGCTAACTTAGCTGCCTTTAATGATTCACTAATTGATTCACCTAAATAATATAATTCTTTAGCACCTCTAAAAGCACCTGTAACATCACCTTTAACAGTTGCACCTAATGTTTGTTCTAAAGGTCTTGCAACACTATTTAAAGCTGTAGATAAAATGTTTACAGCATGGGTTTCTGGTCCTGATAATATTGAATTTATAAAGATTTCATTTTGACCTTTTAAAACAGCAGAACTAACTCTTGCTATAGCATCATATTTACCCATTTTTTGTAATGCAGCAGGGTTGCCTTTTGCTGCTTGTAACCTTTTAGTTATTACTCTTAATTGTTTTAAAGATTTTTTGTCACCTTTTTCAGCAAGATCAATTATTTCTTTAATACTAAATTGAGGTAAAGGATCTTCCGCTTCTTTTACAACACCCCTTACGTTTGTAGCTTGATCAATCGCTTTCTCTGTAGGTGTTCGACCTCTTAAATCTTGTATAGTTGCACCTGCTCTACTTACACCACCAGCAGCCCTATTAGCTGCTAATGTTTGTGCTGGTATTGTTTTAAGAGGTTTATTTAAAAGAATAAGACCATCTAACACTTCAGCTTCTTTAATAAAGTCTGCTTTAATATTTTTTAAACCTTCTAAATTACCACTAGCTAAACTTTCATCCATAGTTTTAGATAGTCGTGCTAATTTAATAGCATTTTCATTCATCAACTGGTTCATAGATATTAAAATTGCTGGCAAATCTTCTTTACCACCTCTTCCATATCTTGCATTAAATCTTACTGCTGCTTCTATTGTTTCTCTTGGCAAAAGCTTATTAGCACTATCAATCATATCGCTAAATGTTCTTTTGTAAGGCCAAGAATTATTAGCATCAAGATCTCTTAATTTTGTAGCTCTATCAATAATTAACCTTGCTGCTTCATCATTCCCACCACCTGTAAGAGTTTCAGTTTTATAGTACTTACCTTTTGTATTGGTTTTTGTGTTGAATGTGGTTTGTACTTTAGGATCTGCCAAAGCATCAAGATCTACTTTATTAATATCAATTTGATTTGCAGGGTCAAAATATATTTTTACTTGATGCAACCTTTTGCCTTTACCTGCTTTCTTTCCTCCTTGATGAGTAAAACCACCAAACCCTTTTTCTTTAAAATAATCTTGAAAATTACCAAATATATCGTCAATTACTGTATTAGAACTTACACCTCTTGAATTTGAATAAGCTCTTATTTCATCAAATAATTCACCTAATGTATAATTATCACCTAAATCATTAATTGATTCTGAAACAATATTTTCAAAAGGATTGTCATCAAAATTATTTATAAATGTTTTTAAGTCTGCATCAACAGATTGATCTAGGTCATAAAAATTTACAGGTTGTTTTTCTGTAATCTCATAAGTAACTGGTCTAAAGTCTGGTGTTTTAGGAGGGTTATCTGCTAACTCATCTAAACGATCAGCTATTTTATTAAAGTTTTCACTAATTGTTCGACTTCCATCAGAAAACGGATTATCTATTGGAAATTGTCTTGCTTGATTAGCTAGATCTCTTAAACGATCAGGAGAAGGAACTTTAATTCCTGGTGTTGTTAGTTGATTTAATTCTTCATCTGTAATATTTAATTTTTTTAAATCTTTGTGTATTAAAAAAGGTAAGTCTTTTTCTCTTTTAATACCTTTAGCAATAGGTATCTCTGGTTTTAAAATTTGTTTTTTACCTTTCTTTTGGTATTTACTACCAGTAATTAAATCATCTGTCGTATAAAATCCGTTGCCATAAATATTTTGGGATGATGCTGCTTCTCCACCTTCTTCAAGTACTATTTCTTGTGATGTGCCATGATAAAACTTACCTTGCCCTCTTGTATCAGGTAAATCAAACTTTACTGGTGTTGTATTTTTAGGTGTTACCTTAGTAGGTTGTTTTTCAATACCAAGATCAATAATTTCATCACCAAGATTATCAACAACATCATCTGTCATTAAGATCTCATCTCTTCTAGACAATCTTTTTGTTATACGTTCAAATACATCAGGTACTTTTTTAATACCTTTAATACCAAGTCCTAAAACTGTCAAAGCTTCACCAGCAATAAACCCACCACCAGCTTGTCTTAGTCGTGCTTCTGCAACACTTATTTCGTCTTCTGTTTTAGATTTTAGTAATTCACTTATAGGAGAAGCAAGTCCTGGATGTTTATCAATCATATTAAATAAGTTTTCTTCAAACGGATCTTGTACAACTGCATCAGTAATAAAACCTGCTAAAGCATTTCTTGTCCAAGCATTATTCATCCCTGCTAATTTTGTAGCTTTTAAACTTTTACCTACAAGTCCTTGTGGTAATAAAAACTGACTTACTGCTTGAGGTAAAGTGTAAGTCCAATCTTCTTTGTCACCTTGTATTTCAAGACCTAATCCTTTTAAATCAATAAGCTCATTATTGTCATACGGATTACCAGCAGCGTAATCATAAATATCATCTACAAATTCAACAGTCTCATTTATAGCCTTTAAAGGACCAGATATAGTTCCTCTTATAACTTTAGAAGCTTTTGTTTTTTTTAGATCCGTATCTATTTCTTTTCTTTTTGCTATACCTTCATCTCTTATTCTTTGTCTGTTTTCTTTGATTTCTTCTAAGGTTCTCTTGTCACCTCCAAATGCGTTGTCAAAAAAATCTACAGTCTTTGCCTGTGTATCTTGTATAGTTTGATCAAGATTTCCAAGGAAACCTTTTTTATTAGAAGGTGTTTCGGTCATGACTAATTAGAATTTTGTTGAAATCTTCCTTGCTCTGACAAGAAATCAATGGCGTTGTTGTAATGAGAACCTCCTTGATTTAGCTCTGGTAAAGCACTCTCTACCGAAGTTCCAAAGGAATCTTTTCTTGTCAAACCATCAGTATCTAAAGTTGATACGTTACCTGTCAATATAGCTGCATATAACTCTTTTACGCCATGTCCTGGTTTAACACCTCTATCTTTTAAATACCTTACAACTGGTCCTAACATTTGCTCTTCAAAACTCATACCATCTTGGTATCCATAAGCTTTACGTTCTGGAATACCAAATTGAATTAAGCCTTTGTAGTTATTACCTTCTCCACCTATTATTTGGGGATCAAATGTACCCATTGTTTCTTGTGAAATTACAGCAGCTAGGTCTTCGGGTCTTACTCCCAATTCATTTGCTGCTGAAACAATAGCTTGTTGTTTACTACCATCAGTAATTACAAAGGGTAAACTATCACCTACAGGCATTATAAGTTCTTGCCCTGCTTGTATAAGATCTGCATTTGTAATATTATTTGCTCTCATTATTGCTTCTACTGTTGTGCTGAACTGGTCTGCTAGTTGAGTAAGAGTGTCTCCTTGCTCAACAGTTACTGTGGTTGGAGTGTCATCATCAGTAAAAGCACCAGCTTCTAAATCTCCTTCTATATCGCTCATATCTTGTTCTTGTCGTTCAGATTGATTTTCATCAGTGTTTTGATTGTTACCTACTCCGCTTTCTATTTGAATTTGTGGAACTGATTTTCTAGCTTCATTAATATATTTTTCTATAATGTCAATCCCTTTTTGTTCCTGTTCAAGATCTGTTGCTTTACTTCCTTCCTCTGATTCTGTCCATTCAAAAAATTCTCTAGATGCTTTTATTAAAAGATCATTTTTAATTTTAGTGCCATCTGCATTTAGTTGACCTGTAAAGTCACTCCAAAATCCACTATTAGGTTTTTTTAACTCACCTGATAATCTTGACTCTAATGTTTTTAAAGATCTGTTAACAATGTCATATTGACCATCAAAAGTTTTATCAATATAATTTAAAAGTTTTATCATATTATCTCGATTCTGGACTGAATTTTCAACTGTACCCATCCAATCAGTTACCGCTTTTATTGCATCTGCTTTGTCAGTAAATTGACGAGTTTGTATATTAATTCTTAAATCCAAATAACTTGTTCTACCGTCTAAATCTAAAATGTTTGCATTTGAAAGAATACTTTTTGCTCTTGTAGGATATTTTTTAGATAAATCTTCAATAATACTGGCATCACCTGTAGCTATAAAATCTTTAAGACCTTGATCTACTTCATTATCTATAGCTTGTTTTTTCAATATTTCATATCTTCTTGCATTTTGATATTCATAAGTATTGACTTGCCTTTTTATAGTATTAAATTTTTTTTGAAAATCAGGATGATCTATAAGAGTTAAATTACCTTTTGGTCCATAAGGAAATTTACTTGCAATAGCTAAAGTGTCATTAACACCTTCTGTATCCCCATTTAATGCTTTTGCTTCTGCTGCTTCCATAATTGAATTTACAAGCGTTTTATTAATATCACTTCTATCTTTTGCAGGTAGTCCTAATTCATTGATAGTAGTTTCATAATCTAAAATTAATTTTTCATCTAAACTATCTGGACTAATAATTAAATTTCTAACTAATGGAATTGCTAATGATTTTACATTTTCTAATCTTACAGACTTATTTTCTTTAAGGTGATGAGAAGCTATTGTTTCGGTAGCTGATGCTAACTTTGGCATGAAATGTTCATTTACATATATAGATCTAATACCATCTAATTTTTGAATAATATTATCTCTTTCTGTACTAAGCCAGTTTTGATATTCTTCAGAATCCAAAGAATATTCACTTAAAGCTTTGCCATCAATAATTGTAGTTGAATAGCTATTTGATAAAATAGTTTCTGCACTGTTCCCTAAAAGTTGAGCTTTAGTTTTTTGATAGGCTCTATCGGCAAAGATACTACCGCCTATAAATCGTCTAGCAGCTTCATCTCCATTTTTTTTTGAAACATCTTTTGCAATATCTTTAAAACCATTTATAGATTCTTCCATAGCTAAATCCATTCCTTCAGCTTGTTCATCTTCAATACTTCTTTTCATAAAGATATCAAGCACTGGATTTACTGCTGACAAAGCTTTTGTTAGCTGACTAAATCCATCTTCTTCTATTAAAGGTACAGTACTTTGCCTAACAAAGGTATCAACAGGTCTTGCTGAAGATTGAAAAGAAGTACTTTGATAGCTAGAAGTCATGCTTATCCTATTAAACCTGTATAAGATTGAATACCAGCACCTAAGAAATCAAAGATACCACTTGAATTTTGTCTGGCATTTGCATAAGCTTGATTTTGCATATCTGTGGCAGCATTACGTCTACTATCTCTTTGAGCTAATAGTCCTAAAGCATTTCTTCTATATTGACCTGTTGCAGATGCCATTGTTTGATTTATGCTATTTCTTAAATTAGCTTGCTGCCTACCAGCATCCCTTGCCAATAATGATGCAGTACGACCACTTAATCCTTCTGTAGCTGCAATAGCACCTCTAGCTTGTTGTCCTTGTACTGTTGCTGCTAATCTTTCTTGCGCTTTTGCTGCTCTAGTTTCTTTTAGGTTGGCTGCTAATCCTTCTTGCTGTTGTGCAAAAGCTCTTTCTGCTGATAGTGCTGATCTTCTTGCTGCTTCATATTGATAATTTGCAGCCTGTCTAGCTGCTCTGTTTTGCTGTATCATTTGTATACCTTTTATTCCAAGACCAGCCGCAAACAAACCTGTTTGACCTGCGGTTAGTCCTGGTAAGGCAGCAGCAGCAGCAACACACATTTAAGAAATCCTCAGAAATTCATAGAATGGTTTACTTTGATTTCCATATTCTTCATGGTAATTGATAAAAGTAAACCCAAGAGCTTTTAACCACTTTATAGCAGAATGGTTCTCTGCATATACCATATTGTATAGCATTTTATAATTTTTCAATAGGCTGTCCACCCATTTTCTACCTTCTCTAATTAATTGTATTTTATATTTTTTATTAGAAAACAATTCATCAGTTGCCACCATCCAGATACAACCATCAGCTATTACACCGCATAGACCTATAGGTTTGTCGTTATCATCAGCTATAGCCATATTTGTTTGACCATATAGATAAGACAGTCGCAATGCTTCTTCTGGTTTTTTTCCTGTTTGGTAATAAGCTTCAATTTTATCCATAACTCTCATGTTTTTTGCAACATGATTAAGATCACTTAGTTTTGATTTTCTTAAGTAACCCATTAAATACGTCTTGATCTCATATGGAACATAGCTTCATATTCTGCACTTGATAATATTGTTGGCAAGAAACTGTCATTCTTTACATCAATAGTAACTCTATCTGCTCTACTCATTATCGGCACTTTAAATGTACCTGTTTCTAAATTAATTTGACCAATAGTGGCAGAAGAAGCTCCGAGTAAACGACCAGTAAATAAATGTGTTGAGGTCGTATTATTATCAGGCGTAACTTCTACTTTAAAGAAACCAGTATCTTCAAACTTGATATAAAAATGTTTTAGCTGTAAACGACCACTAATAATTTCACCACTCTTTTGTCCTCCTGATGATTCTGTAAGACGTTGTGATGAAAACCTATAGTGCATTTCGTAAGGTTCACCAATAATAAATTTAGAGTTTCTTACATCTGCATTATTAATAGTAACAGTAGATGTAGTTCCATCTGTTGTATTAGTTGCAAAAAGGTTTTGACCAGGTTTAAGAGTTTGTGTCGCACCTGATGTATCAACAAAAGTACTGGTTTCTCCAGATGCTAAATATCTACCAAAAAATTCCATATTAGCTGTGAGTTTATATGGAAGAGTAATTGTTGAAATTTTTGTACTGCTGTTATAAGCAATAGAAACACCACTTGTGGCTTCTGTAACTTTACGATCTAAATGATATTCAAATGTTGCATTAGGTTCTTTAAAGTCTGATGCAAAAGGTATTTTTTCTAAATCAACTTCAGTATTACCAGAACTTACAATTTTTTCTGTAACAATAAATAATTCAGTACCAATAAAATCTATGTTTTTTATGGCTCTGCCATCATCAAATGTATATGTAAACCAAGAATTTAATATCTTTTCTGATCTAGATCCATATAGCCATCTGTTTACATAAAGAATATTAGGATTGGTTGCACCTAATAAAACTAAAACATCTTCATTAGTTGATACTGCAACTTTATAAATATCATTTGGGATGAGTCTTGGTATGTGAATTGTAATGTTTGAAGCATCTCTCACTTCAATACCTTCTTGTGATATGTATTCCCTAACACCTGCAAAGTCTCCTTTCTTTGTTAAATAATAAATAGAACTACCAGAACCTACAGGTGGTGCAGAATCAGTTGATTCAAATTCAGTTGTAACAATGACGTTAGCTGTTTTAGGTGTTAACGAATCAGATGAAGACGTAAGGTTGAATTGCGTTTGGTCAGAAAATAAAATTAATTTCTCACCCATGTTTACAGCGTTTTTTAAGATAGCAACTTTAGTATGAGATGCAGCTACATCAATCGGATCACTATCAATAACTGTTAATACAGTTTCTGGAAAGAAATTAAAGAACTCAGAAACCCTTGATAAAACAACATTATCATCTGCTAAAAATCCTAGTCTGTTTCTAAAGAAAAATACGTTATTAATTTTTGATCCAATAAAAGAAGGATTAGGTGCAGATTCTTCATCACCTACAGTACGTTCACCCCATTTTGGTAGCTCAAAATTTGTAGCTGAACCATCAATAGTTAAGGTATAAGTATCTCCATCAACTCTTGCGAATCTAAAATTACCATCAGTTTGTCTAATTAAGACATGAGGCATAGTGTCATAATTAAATTTAAAAGTAATACCTGCTTCTACTGACTCTTCCCACTGACCTTCTTCAAATGTACCACCATTATTGGTGACAAATTTAACGTAGTAATTATCAAAGTTAGTTGATTCATCACCTTTAACTTCAACAACCATTCCGTTAGGTGCAACAGTTGGTAAGTCAGAAAACTGCTGTACTGTATTTTTTACAGTTGTTATATGTGTATTACCTTGTGTATCTGTAGAGTCTATTGAAAAGTTTGAATTATCATTTTTCTTAATATGTAAGACAGGGCCGTTACGAGCAATAGTAAAACCAGTAAGACCAGAATCAAGACCACTTTTTATTGCTGCTGCAACAGTTGCTGTACTAAGAGGGTTGTCTGATGAAGTGTCTTTATTAACTGTTACTCCATCTACCGTTACTGAATATGTAGTATTATCTGTGACCTGGTTAAAAAATACTATTGCTTGAGTTCCACTACCTGCTGATAAGGTTGAATCCATTGCAGCAGTAATACTTGTATTAACAACAAAAGTAAAGTCAGCAATAGTTATAGTCTTTATTTGTGATCTGGGAGTAGTACAAGAAAGATAACTTACACCATCAGGTTTGTTTACTGTCTTTTCAGTACCATCTAACTCAAATACCCTTACATTATTGGTTGTAAATATAACAACATATCTTTCTGTTACATCTCTATTGATAGTAGTGATATGAGGACTGCCGATAGTAGTTTCACCACTTATAAGATTAGATACAAATTGTGTACCAGAACGCTTTGCTAAACCTAATACAGGATCGCTGTCAGCATTATCTTGTATATCTGCATGATCTGCTTGTTTTGTTGAATCAGCAGCTTGTGAAACTCCTCTGAGCAATGTAGGTATTGCTCTTGATACTACAGCCATAGTTACCTAATGATTGCGTTTGCTGGTGAATAAGTATCAAAGACACTTGTTAATGATGGATCTCCTCTTAAAACATTATGATCAGCATTACTTAAATCAGTTTCCATAAGTATTGCTCTTGCTCTTGTTTCGTCTTGTTGTGTGTAACTTCTTAATCCATCATCACTAACTAACCTATCAACAAATACTCTTGCAGCTTTGATTGTTATATATCTTCTTGCTGGTTCTGGCATCTCATCAAAATCTCTAAAATAAACAACAGTGCAAATTAGATCTTCATCAAATTCATACTTATTATTTAATCTGTCATATAGTTTTAGACCACGTTGTATTGCATCAATCGAAGGGTGTTGATGAATATTAGGATCTATTCTTAAAACATCAGTAGGTAAAGCTATTTGCTTGCTTGCACCATCTCTAGTAAAAGTTACATCTATCTCTGTGTTAAAAGACCAACCTTCAGATTGAACATCTTTGTTTACTTCTGAAAGAGTTGACTGAGCAAGACGAGCATCAACAGGTAGTGTTCCTGACAAGCTGTTTATAGGAGATTCACCTATAGCAGCTAACATAATATTGACGCTTTCTAGTTCGGTGGTTGCAGCAATAGACATTACCTTCCTCCTTGCTGAATTAATTTGTTTTTAACTTTAGATGTTTCTTTGGTAAATCTATATTTTTCAGCAAGCGACGTTTTACCTGTATCTTTCATTTTTTTGTTATAAGCATCAAGATAAGCTTGTCCTTTTAAACCAAGAATACCTTTTTTCTTTTTGTTTTTACCAAACATAATTAGTACCCCTTCTTTTTAATTTTAAGTGAGTCTCTCCCACCTTTCTTTTTTTTCTTTTTAGATGAATACATGGGTATAAAAAAAAGGGTATCTAATAATAAGATACCCTATAAATTGAAATTAAGAAGCAGATAGCTTAATAGTAGCTGCACATTCTGGTCTTAGGATTCCATGACCAAGAGCATACTTAGCAACCATTAATGTACCTTGATACATAATTCCGTAATCAGAACCAGAGATCTCAGTTGTCATGTCCATTAATTTTACAGTTCCTACTGCACTCTTATGGAAGACTAATCCAATAGTTTTACTATCGTCACCTGAGTAGGTGTTGTTAGCTCCACTTGGGTTTGATGATACGTTTGACTGAGGTACGTTGTTACTCATCATCACTGGAATACCAGCAATCTGTTGTACACGACCTGATGCAAATGAACCATTTCCACCTGGGTTGAAGTCAACATCTACAGTTCTTGTAGCTGATTCAGCTAACTTGTAGTACTCAGCAGGTGGTAGTACACAGAAACGATCTGTTGGAGGGATGTCTCTTTCATCAAATGCCTGTGCGATGTCATAGATAGCTGCTGCTAACTCATCACCAGTTACGTTTGCTGAAGCTGTATTACCAGAAGCAAGAGTAGAAACTAATCCACCACTGCCACCTGTAAGAGTTGTTGAAGCTCTTGAAGCATTAGCAATTACCTTCGCTACGTTTTGATCGTATGTTTTTGCGAGAGCCTTTCCTAATTCATCAGCGTAAGTTGCCCTTACGTCATAATGATTCATAAGCTCGTCAAGATTGCTGACGAAAGCTTGTGATATTAAAAGATCATCAATAGAAATAATCTTTTCATTTGCCAAGATCTGGTTTGCACCAACTAATGGTGTTCCTGGTGTGTGATATGCAGCAGTTGCAGCACCTGTGACAGGGAACTGTGCTGACTTACCAGAAGTAATAGTGCGAACTGAATGAAGTTGATCGTTGAAGATGTTGTTTCTAGCAAAGGCTGTTAGAACCTCACCAGAGAACACTTTCAGAAACAGAGCTTCAAAGTCTGTTCCACTATTGTTTACCAGACCAAGGCGAGATACGGTGGCGTTAGCCATAATAAAACTCCTTTGGATTGATTAATAATTTGAGAAACTAACTTTACTACTGTCTGTTCTCTCAAGTGTTATCTGACGCATCAGGCACTTTTGATATTAAGATTTTCGTTTTGTTAATTTATACTGATCCGCAATTCCACTTGCGTAGTGCAAGAGCTTTGCGAGTTAACTTGCCATCTTTTTTTAATGGTCCTTTTACCTTAGACATTCTTGCACAGAAGGATTTTCTTCTTGCTTTCTGCCTAGGAGAAAGACCTGTCTTTTTAGTAACAGGAGCTTGCAAGTTTCCACCTGTTGCTCGGTTGTATTTTCTACGACCAGAAGCAGTAAGACCCCCTGTGGGATCTTTATCCTTCTTAGTCATTGATACACCTTTAGACATAAAAAATGTAAGCTATTTAAAATATAACACTCTTATGCAATCTTTAAACTATTTCTTTTTCTTCTTCTATGTTGATAAGTAATATTTTTAGAACTTGTCTTTTCTCTTTTAAACCTAGCTTTTTCTTTACTACTCATCTCACTTGTAGTCTTAGGAGTCTTGCTACTAATTCTTTTAGATGGTCTGCAAGCAGGGTAAGGTCTGCCTTTTTCATTAGTACCTCGACCACATTTCTTGCCTGTTTTGACATCAACCCATTTTTCTTTAAACCATCTTTTAAGACTCATTTGCCTACTTGTTTCTGTGCAGCAGTATGAGCCTGTTTAAATGATTTACCTTCACGCATGAGCTTTTTCATAAGGTTCATGTGTTTTGGTGTGTGATGAACTGAATGTGCTTTCAGTTTTCTCGTCTGTGATAGATTAAGCTTTGCCATTTTTCTTTTTGTTTCTTAATCTGCGAACTAATAAAAAATCTTCTTTAGTGAGTTTACCATCACCAGTTTTATCAAGACTTTTCTTTTGTTTAGCTGATAGTTTTTTCATGCTTTAGTGTACCC